GAGGAGACCCTTTGCCACCGACCGAGAAGCTACTGGCAGATGCCATGCGCCATGGGCGCGGACCTGAGCATGGGCGATGATTTTTGTGCGTTTACGTTTTTGTTTCCGCTTTCAAGCGGATATTTTGGGGTAAAGACAAGGGACTACATTACCAGCTACACCCTGAGCCAGCTGCCCGTGAGCCGGAGAAACCAGTACGAAGAGTTCATGAAAGAGGGGACACTATTCGTATTTGACGGCACGGTGCTGGACATGATGCAGGTGTATGAAGACCTTGATAACTTCGTGCAGCAGAACCAGTACGACGTGCGGGCGTTTGGCTACGACCCCTACAACGCGCAGGAATTCGTGGAGCGCTGGGGGCAGGAGAACGGCACCTTTGGCATTACGAAAGTAATTCAGGGTGCGAGGACCGAGAGCGTGCCGCTGGGCGAGCTGAAAAAGCTGAGCGAACAGCGGAAGCTGCTGTTTGACGAAAAGCTGATGCAGTTTGCGATGGGCAACTGCATTGCACTGGTGGACACCAACGGCAACCGGAAGCTTTACAAGCAGCGGCAGGACCAGAAGATCGATGCTGTGGCAGCTATGATGGATGCTTACATTGCGTGGAAGCAGAACCGGGATGCATTTGAGTGATTAAGATTCTTGCTTTTTTACTCTATGGCGCTGTTCAAACCCATTTACAATCATTTGGTGCGGGTCGAGGGGTGGCAGGCCGAGATCAGCTGCTTGTTTGGCTTTTTCGGGAGAGTGAAAACGTTTTTCACCTAAATTTCTCATGCTCAAGCCATGCTTACGAAGAACGGAGTCATACTCATCAGGACTTATGTATGAATTTGTTTTTTCAGGCACGGATGAATCTGATAAGCTGTTGTCCGCAGGAGATTCTGGAATTAGAGGCTCGTCGGCAGATTTGGT